GCACGCAACGGGTATTCCCGCCAGACCTGTTCGAACACATCCGGATAATCCACTCGTCTCACAGGCTGCCCGGTGTTTTCCGGGACTACCCGATCGGCTTCCCGCTGAATGGCGGAATCGGCTTCAGGCTGCTGCAGTTGGTGTGATTGCTCCGGCCTTGCGGTCATCACCTGCTGCACAGCGCCCGAATCGGCTTTCAGCGCATACGCTGAATCGGCTTCCGGTGTCGTGCCTGCTGGCTGACCAAGATTGACGGTCTGAACATCCCCTGCCTGGTTCGTGGCGTTTTTTACGCCATGGACCATAGTGTTTTGATCTTCTTGATCTGTATCTTTATCTGTATCTTTATCTGTNTATCTGTCGTGACTCGTCGTGACATGTGCGTGACATTTCGTGACGCGCCGTGACAATCGCCATTTTGTTCCCGCTTTCTTTCCCTCTCTCGCTGCGCCCTCTTGCGCTCTGCAGGAGATTTTGCGGTTTGCGAAATATTGCCGTTGTCCTCTTTAAGCACCTGGCGTTTTTCCCATCCAGTGATTAAATCACCATCAAGTACCCGCCCCTGCATCGTCTGCAAAATTGAATCAATTACCTCTTCTGTCACGTCGAGCGCACTTGCCAAATCTTCTGTCGTGACATCAATGTGACCTCGCGTGACATTTCGTGACGCGCTCACCAGGAGGTGGATATACACTGCCATCACTGTTGCAATTGACTGCCCTGACACCCTGGCAATTGTTCGCCACTTAGGGTCATTTGGCATGTCATGCCATAATCTGAGCCAGGCGTTAGCCATACTCACCTCTTCTGATACCGAATCTTTTTACTCACGAGTTGCCGGAAGTGATTCGATATGGCTATTATCACTCAATGCACTGCCACAGCATTTCCTGCCGGGCCACCACGGTTCATCTGATTGAAACCGGCGATTGCCACTGCGACAAAATCATCAGCGTCTCTCACCAGTCGCTCCCGCGTCTCCACCAGCTCCCGAAAATAAGCTGAACTGTGGCTGCGCATTCTGGCCACCAGCAAAGGTGGCATTGCCTTTTCGATCGCTGGTAACAACGCCTGAATTTTTTCAACTGCATCAGGGGTGTCTTTCTCTATCCAGCGGAAAATTTTCTGGGTATTGCGAGCCAGGGCTTCCGGATGGCTGTCGTCATACAGTTCTGGGAACGTCATACCCAACTCAAAATAAGCCTGGGTTATTCCAGCTGCTGGAACTTTTTCGCCATCAGGACGCGCCCAGGCATTCATCGCCATGCGGATGTGTTCATGCTTGATTTTCATGAATCCCCCCCTTGGTTAGAAGGCGGATTATGATCAGAACCGGGAATGACAACCGTCGGTATGTGTAACTCATATTTGAGCGCCCCGGCAGTGACTGCCTGAATTAGCAACGCCCATTTCCACGGAACCTCTTCCCCCCACATGCTGACTGTGGTTTTTGACGTTCCTAGAGCTGCGGCTGTTTTAACAACTCCGCCAAAATAGCCTAATACTTCTGATTTTTTCATGAGTCGCTCCATAAAACTGAACGCCAAAAGTTTAATAATCAAAACCAAAGAAAGTCAAGAAACAAAACCATCTGTGTTTTAAAATCAAAACATGAGCAAGCAAACAATATCTGAACGCATAACCCAACGTATGCATGCGCTAAACCTGAAAGGCAAAGACCTTGTCAATGCCACTGGCGCATCAAAAGGCTCCGTAAGTCAATGGATGAACGGTGGAGGAGCGCCGTCCTCGCGTTACATAAGTTCACTGGCAAAGATATTGAAAGTAAACGAAAATTGGCTTCTTAATGGAGGAGAGTTAAATACAGGTGATTCGCTTGATCTATCTTTACCGCCGATAAAAACGGTTCCGCTACTATCACTTCAGCAGGCAGCAAGCTGGAGTGATTATATGAAAAATTCCTCAATAACCTCTTGTGTGCAGCTTGTCGGAGAAATCCCGGCCAATACCTTTGCAGTTGTTCTAGAGAGTGACAGTATGTCAACATCTGGTGGGGGAGTTTCCATCCCAAATGGTTCAACAGTTTTTGTTGATCCCGATCGAACCGTACAACCAGGAAATATTGTCCTTGCCTTACCCAAAGGGACCACAACACCTGTCATTCGTAAACTGGAGATAGAAGGGCCGGATATTCTTTTAGTCCCCACGAATCCTCGCTACCCTTCAATTATGCTGGATGATCTATCTTGCATATTGGGCGTATGCTTTAAAATTCAACAAGATATTTAACCAACCTCATCTATTTGATTAACTGTATGCCATCGTGGTGATGGCTTAACAGCTGCCTGCTTAAAATGTTTTGATAAAAAAACATTGACCTGTAAAGTTCATTTTTCTAAACTTCATTCATTCCCTCACTCCACCCCACAGAATGCAGGGCAATACTTCGAGTTACCCGGCAGTGGTCAGGGGTTAAGTAGCCAGCCCGAGGCGTAAGAACATGACGGCAGGGTTCAACTTTAATAACTATGCAGCAGGTTTTTGTTCCGCTACCCCGGCGTTAAGGGGAAATGAGGTCAACATGGATACTATCGATCTTGGCAACAACGAATCTCTGGTGTGCGGCGTGTTTCCCAACCAGGACGGCACGTTCACCGCGATGACGTATACCAAAAGCAAAACGTTTAAAACCGAAGCTGGCGCGCATCGCTGGTTAGCAAGAAACTCTGACTGATGAGGTTGACGATGGAATTTAAAGATTTACCTACTTCAATCCAGGAGATTGCAGCACACACACTTCGTCATCGTCTGAACGAACTTGCATTGGAATCGGTAACGAAAAAAGACACTGATAATATGGCTCGTAATGTGCGCGATGCGTTTACCGGATTGCATTTCTGTGCGTCTGTAAATAAACACGACTCAGATAGTGTGGCAAATAAAATTGCAGAAACGACAGCGCAAAACATCAATACGAAACCAACGGAAGAAGAAATTGATCAGTTTGCTCATGATGCTGGTTTAAAAAACAAGAAAGAAAAATCGCCATATGCGGGGAACATGTTTGTTTATGACAATCTCATCAGAATTCGTGGCGAAATTCCGGCGGAATACCTGGCAAGAGTCCATCAGGCATTGCTTAAAAATCTGGAAACAGAATTATTTGATGGCAACACTAACGGTTTCTTCATGGTATCAGGCCTTGAGAAAGACTGGGATGCAGAAAAACGCTGGAATGTTGCCACATGGTTATTCAGTAACAGAGCCGCTGCCCTGGAAGCTTCGGCATGTATTTGCGGCCTGTTCTTAACAGACCACAAATATAATCTGGATGTGTACAGTTATATTTACGCTGAACACGGTCCGCTCTGGATTGACTGGTAATTATAAGGAAACACCAGCAGGGCCGAGGCGACCAACTGAACGATTAAAATCAATAATGCCATTATAAAGGACATTATTTAATTTATCGTCGAATGCTGATTCTGTGAGCCTCAACTCTGAATGAGTTTTTAATAACCCTGATTGCCTGAGTTGATTTACCAGGCATTCAATCTGTTTTTCAATAAGCGGATTTCTTTTTTTGTTTGGCATTTTATCCTCCATTGAGGTTCTGGGTTAAAAATGGAGACCAACACGCTGCCACGTGTGGTCGTGCGCCGGACACGGATAAGAATCCGGTACTGACAGTTTACTGAAAGGATATATCCCTGAAAAGCCAGGGCATAACGCGAAAGCGCACGGCGAAGTTCGTCTCACTGTACGGTGTCGTTAAATTTAATTCGACCGTGCGCTTCCGGTTGTGGCACTCCGCGAAATGGCGCGGCGGTAAGTATGGCGGGGTTATTCCTCCCCCATTGAGACACCGGGTTGCCAGGTTGACCATACGCTTAAGTGACAACCCCGCTGCAACGCCCTCTGTTATCAATTTTCTGGTGACGTTTGGTGGTATCAGTTTTACTCCGTGACTGCTCTGCTGCCCTTTTTAAAGTGAATTTTGTGATGCGGTGAATGCGGCTGAGCGCACGCGGAACAGTTAAAACCAAAAACAGTGTTATGGATGGGTTCTCTGTATCCGGCGTTAATTGTTAACTGGTTAACGTCACCTGGAGGCACCAGGCACCGCATCACAAAATTCATTGTTGAGGGTGCGATAATGAAAACGTTATTACCAAACGTTAATACGTCTGAAGGTTGTTTTGAAATTGGTGTCACTATCAGTAACCCAGTATTTACTGAAGATGCCATTAACAAGAGGAAACAAGAACGGGAGCTATTGGATAAAATATGCATTGTTTCAATGCTGGCCCGTTTACGCCTGATGCAAAAAGGATGCTGGCAATGAATACTACATTTGCACTTGTTCTGACGGTTTTTCTTGTTTCCGGTGAACCGGTTGACATGGTTACTGGCGTATACGGCTCAATGAAAGAATGCATGGTTGCCGCAGTGGAACAGAAAATTCCCGGTAACTGTTATCCGGTCGATAAAGTTATTCACATGGATAATAACGAAATCCCGGCAGGACTTAAAACAGCACCGTAATTAATATCCGGTTTCATTTTTATATGCCAGCAATGGCAGGGATTTGTTCACCCTTAAATCTGTAATGAGGTTAAAACAAAATGAGTAAAGTCTTTATTTGCGCCGCTATTCCTGACGAACTGGCAACAAGGGAAGAAGGCGCTGTGGCTGTAGCCACAGCCATTGAAGCTGGCGACGAACGCCGTGCTCGAGCAAAATTTCACTGGCAATTCCTGGAACATTATCCGGCTGCTCAGGACTGCGCTTATAAATTTATTATCTGCGAGGATAAGCCCGGTATACCCCGCCCTGCCCTCGATTCCTGGGATGCTGAATATATGCAGGAAAACCGCTGGGATGAGGAGTCTGCTTCCTTTGTCCCGGTTGAGACTGAATCAGATCCGATGAACGTCACTTTTGACAAGCTGGCCCCTGAAGTACAGAACGCTGTCATGGTTAAGTTCGACACATGTGAAAACATCACCGTTGATATGGTGATTAGCGCGCAGGAATTGTTGCAGGAAGACATGGCAACATTCGACGGACATATCGTTGAAGCGTTGATGAAAATGCCAGAAGTTAACGCCATGTATCCGGAGCTTAAGCTGCATGCCATCGGGTGGGTTAAGCATAAATGTAAGCCTGGTGCCAAATGGCCCGAAATTCAGGCAGAGATGCGCATCTGGAAAAAACGTCGCGAAGGTGAACGCAAGGAAACCGGGAAATACACGTCTGTTGTTGATCTCGCCCGCGCCAGAGCCAATCAACAGTACACTGAAAACTCAGCAGAAAAAATCCACCCTGTCACTGCAGTCATTCGTCGCGAATACAAGCAGACATGGAAAACACTGGATGATGAACTGGCCTACGCTCTCTGGCCTGGTGATGTGGATGCCGGAAACATTGGCGGCAGCATCCATCGCTGGGCAAAAAATGAAGTTATCGACAACGACCGCGAAGACTGGAAGCGTATCTCGGCATCAATGCGCAAACAGCCTGATGCCCTTCGCTACGACCGCCAGACTATTTTTGGCCTTGTTCGTGAACGTCCGATCGACATTCACAAAGACTCTGTGGCACTGAACAAATACATTACTGAATACCTGACTACAAAGGGCGTGTTTGAAGATGAAGGAACAAATCAGAGCGCAACTGATACTCTCTCGTCGCCAGTACCAGAAACTGATGCAGTGGAAACGGCAATTCCGGACAACGAAAAAACCGAATGCAAAGTGGAAGTCGAACCATCTGTAGAGCGTGAGGGGCCGTTCTACTTCCTCTTCACCGACAAGGATGGCGAAAAATACGGTCGCGCAAACAAACTTTCTGGTCTGGATAAGGCGCTGGCTGCCGGGGCTACTGAAATCACGAAAGAAGAATATTTCGCCCGCAAAAACAGTACATGCTCAGGTTCACAACAAAATACTGGTGCATCTGACACGACCGCACAGCCAGAACCGGTAAAAGTTACCGCTGACGAAGTAAACAAAATTATGCAGGCAGCCAATATCAGCCAGCCTGACGCCGATAAGTTGCTTGCTGCATCACGTGGTGAATTTATTGAAGGGATTAGCGACCCGAATGATCCGAAATGGGTGAAGGGGATTGAAACCCGCGATACTGTGAACCAGAACCAGCAAGAAACGGAACAGAACGACCAGAAAGCGGAACAAAACAGCCCAAATACGCAACAAAACGAGCCAGAAACGAAACAACCTGAACCAGTAGTGCAACAGGAACCGGAAAAAATCTGCACCGCCTGCGGTCAGAGCGGTGGCGGCAACTGCCCTGATTGTGGTGCGGTGATGGGGGACGCAACATACCAGGAAATATTCGATGGAGAGAATCAGCCTGAAGTTCAGGAAAATGATCCGGAGGAAATGGAAGGCACTGCGCATCAGCACAAGGAGAACACTGGCGGCAATCAGCATCATGCCAGCGATAGTGAAACTGGCGAGGCGTCAGATCCCTTAATTAAGGCGAACGGTCATCATAATCTCACATCCACCAGCAGAGCGGGGATTCATCTGATGATCGACCTTGAAACCATGGGAAAAAATCCCGATGCCCCGATTATCTCAATAGGTGCAATATTTTTCGATCCGCAAACCGGAGATATGGGACCGGAATTTAGTAAGACTGTCGATCTGGAAACTGCTGGCGGAGTCATTGATCGGGACACCATTAAATGGTGGCTTAAGCAATCACGCGAAGCGCAATCTGCCATTATGACCGATGAAATCCCGTTAGATGATGCACTGTTACAATTGCGGGAATTTATCGACGAAAACTCCGGTGAATTTTTTGTTCAGGTCTGGGGAAATGGAGCCAACTTCGACAACACGATTTTGCGCCGTTCATACGAACGGCAGGGGATCCCCTGCCCGTGGCGTTACTACAACGATCGCGATGTACGCACAATCGTTGAGCTGGGGAAAGCCATAGACTTCGATGCCAGAACGGCTATTCCATTCGAAGGTGAGCGCCATAATGCACTTGATGACGCTCGTCACCAGGCAAAATACGTTTCAGCTATCTGGCAAAAACTGATCCCGAATCAGGCTGATTTTTAATGTTCAACCGTCGCCAGTTATCGTTGATATTCTGCAACTGGCGCGTTCCGGAGTGATAGCCATGAGCGAACAGTACCTGATAACGCTCGACGAATGGAAACCAAAACGGTTCAGTCTCCCAATAACAAACACTACCCTGGTGAAATACGGAAAACTAGGATACATCGTTCCAAGACCACAAAAAATTCGTGGGCGTTGGCTGATAGATCGCCGAGCAGTATTTGTTGGGCCTGGTGAAACGGGAATTGCGCCGGAAATTCATACTGGCGATGATGATGCACTGAAGGAGATTTTAACTCATGTCACCGAGGCCACGAAAAAACAGCACTGACGTAGCCGGTCTTTACGAAAAGTTTGATCGCAGAACTGGCAAGGTTTACTACCAGTATAAAAACCCTGTGACTGGAAAATTTCACGGACTCGGAACAGACAAAGGTAAGGCAGAAAAAATCGCTTCCACAGCCAATCAGCGAATAGCTGCAGCAGAAGCTGAATATTTCATGCGCAAAATTGATGAAAGTCCGTCAGCAACAAAACGTCGGGGTATCAGATTAAAGGCATGGGTTGATCGATATCTGAAAATACAGGACACGCGACTGAAAAATGGAGATATTGCAGCTACAACTCACAAAGAAAAAACTCGAATGGCTGCATACCTGGTTTCCCGTCTGGGAAACCACCCATTGAAAGAACTGGAAGTAAGAGACTTTGCATTAATACTGGATGAGTGGCTGGATAAAGACATGGTCAGTACAGCGAGAGTAAATCGCGGATTATGGGTTGATATTTATAAAGAAGCACAGCATGCAGGGGAAGTTCCTCCTGGATGGAATCCTCCGGAGGCTACCCGTAAACCGATCCCTAAAGTAACCAGAGCCAGGCTCACCCTGGAAGACTGGCAAAAAATATACAACGCAACACCTGAAAAACACTTTATCCGTAACGCAATGCTTCTTGCGATTGTCACTGGTCAGCGCCGTGATGACATTTGCCACATGCGTTTTTCGGATGTGTGGAACGAACACTTACATATCACCCAGGGAAAAACCGGAATGCGTCTGGCGTTACCGCTTACACTACGCTGTGATGCCATTGGGATAACGTTAAAAGAAGTTATTGATGGGTGCCGAGACAGAATATTAAGTCCATATCTAATCCATAGTCGGCACCAGAAACAACCAAAGCCGATGAGTAAAGACAACCTGAGCGACTACTTTGCCAAAGCACGGGAGCTGGCTGGGATAATTCCACCAGCAGGAAAAACTCCGCCAACATTTCATGAACAACGTTCTCTATCAGAACGGCTGTACCGTGCACAGGGTATCGATACAAAAACATTACTAGGACATAAAGTCCAAGCAACCACCGACCGCTATAACGATACTCGAGGTCAGGAATGGGTTAAGTTGGTTATTTGACAAACACCATATGGAATATCCGTCACCATCTCAGGAAAAAAGTGTTGTAAAATGCGTGGCCTTGTTTTGGGGAAAAGTTTTGGAGAGATTTTGGAGAAAGGAAAAAATTGAATAAATTCAAAATCCTGAAAGTGCTCCACCTTATGAATAAGAAGGTGAGCGAATTAGATGATTAATCCTTTATATTCAATACATTAGGTTTGTTTTTGAGTGGTTTTGCCGTTTAAGGTAACGGCGTTATAGATCCTATCAAAATCAATCAATTGCATTCTGGTTTTGGAGAAAGATTTTTCGAGAGCTTCGGTCTTTTACTAAAACTGATTGCGTATAATCCCAATACCCCCTCCCCGACTATCTGAATGGTCGGGGAGGCACTTCAAGCACAAAATATCATCCCTGCGCCGTTGATTACTCTGCAGGTGAAGTCGGCCACTCAATATCAGGTGCAGTTGATGTATCAACACGATTCAACAATACCCGATATTTATTCCATGCCTCCAGCAACGATCTTTCTTCCTCCGTTGCGATTTCCAGATCTACAGCATCCTGCAGTGGCGCAATATACTCACTGAATTCCTGGATGTAGAACTGTGTGGTGACGGTCTTCCAGCCATTCGGCTCCTGCTGTATCGAAGCATACCAGGCTATTTCAATATCGCTATGCTGCGGCAGCATTTAACCCCTTGTAATTCATCGCCATAATTGATTTAATTCACAAATAAAACTATAACATGGTGAAATCAATGAAAAAAAACACAGATGATGGGGCTAAAATTTACACACCACTTACCCTAAAGCTTTATGACTGGTGGGTTTTGGGAGTATCAAATCGGCTTGCATGGGGATGTCCTACAAAGGAACACCTTCTTCCACACTTTCTGGAACATGTAGGTAACAACCATCTGGATATTGGTGTTGGAACTGGGTTTTACCTTACTCACGTACCTGAGAGTAGTCTGATATCTTTAATGGATTTGAACGAAGCTAGCCTGAACGCGGCATCGACAAGGGCTGGGGAATCAAAAATTAAACATAAAATTAGCCATGATGTTTTTGAACCTTATCCCGCGGCGTTACATGGTCAATTTGATTCCATTTCCATGTTTTACCTTCTTCACTGCCTGCCTGGAAATATATCTACAAAAAGCTGTGTAATACGCAATGCGGCGCAGGCCTTAACTGACGATGGAACTCTATACGGAGCCACAATTCTTGGCGATGGAGTTGTGCACAATAGCTTCGGTCAAAAACTGATGCGCATTTACAATCAGAAAGGCATCTTTTCAAACACAAAAGATTCCGAAGAAGGCTTAACACATATACTCTCAGAGCATTTCGAGAATGTTAAAACCAAGGTTCAAGGTACTGTAGTAATGTTTTCCGCTTCAGGGAAAAAATAGCATCCAACCGCAGCACGTTCTTGCTTAAGACGTGCTGCGGCATAATCCCAATGATTACTCCCTGACAGGGTTCGTAGGCCACTCAATATCAGGTGCAGTTGATGTATCAACACGGTTCAGCAACACCCGATACTTTTTCCAGGCTTCCAGCAATGAGGTTTCTTCCTCCGTTGCAATTTCCAGATCTGCAGCATCCTGAAGCGGCGCAATATGCTCACTGGCTACCTGCATCAGGTTGTTTTTTGTTTCTTCCGCCTCCCGGATCCGGAACAGTTTTTCTGCTTCCGTATCCTTCACCCAGGCTGTGCCGTTCCACTTCTGAAACTCCCCTTCCGGCGATAACCAGGTAACATTTTCCGGTAACGGACCGAGTTCAGAAATAAATAACTCGTCCCCTGACGCTACGTCATAAACCGTTTTACCCCGATGGTCTTCAACGAGATGCCACGATGCCTCATCACTGTTGAAAACAGCCACAAAGCCAGCAGGAATATCTGGTGGTGCAATATCGGTACTGTTTGCTGGCAGACCTGTATGAGGCGGAATATATGCGTCACCTTCACCAATAAATTCATTAGTTCCGGCCAGCAGATTATAAATTTTTATGGTCCGTGCTTGTTCACTCATTCTGAATGCCATTATGCAAGCCTCACAATATAGTTAAATGCGATGTTTTTGACGGTGTTTTCCGCGTTACCCGCAGCGTTAACGGTGATGGTGTGTCCATGTGAACCAATCGCAACGGAGTGCGTATGCGCACCAATACCTACAGTATGTGCATGTGCGCCAGAACTTGCTGCAGTACCAGACAGCGAGTGGGTATGAGCACCTGCTGACTGTGTCTGAATACGTTGATAATACGATCTATAGGAAGAAGTCTCCGGGCTTACTTGATACTGTGAATTCTGGACATAAGTGAACCCACCGCCATCATAAAATGCTAACGCAGAACCGCCGCCTCCTGGCCAACGAATACCATTACCATGAGTATGAACACCGGCAGACCCCGTAGAGCCACTCAGACTGTGCGTATGCGCCCCGGTGTTATTCGTGGATTTAGTGCCGTAATCAAACGACGATGTGGTTTTCGTACCCAAATCCGTACTGGATGCGCTGGCGCTGTGGGTGTGCGATTTAATGCCGTCCTGTTCCTGAGACAATACGGCCCGACCACTGGCAGGTTTGCCCTTAATCGTCCAGCCACGCATATCAGGGATCACGCCTGACGGATAAGCAACTGCAAGTTTCGGGTATGCAGATTTGTCAAAAGTCTGCCCCTGCATCAGGGCATAACCAGACGGAACGGTATCTGATGGCCACGGGATTGGTGCGCCAACTGGGTAGCTTTCTGGTGGAAGATTTTTCGAGGTATAAACTTCTGCCCAGCCTTCCTCAAAACCATAGCCATCTCTTGAGGAACGGTAGAACAGACCTCCATTTCTGTAATGCGCCTTCATCTGCAGGGTCCGGCAACTTCCGACTCCGGTATAGAAGTTAACCAGAATATAGCTGTCGCCAGAGCGGGTGACATTGTAAGCGCCTGATTCGGCATTCCAGGGAACGCCACCATCCGCATCGGCATATGTATCCGTTGCCCTTCTGGCAAAAGCAGCCACATGCGCGGCGGTTAAAGTAATATCTTTGGAACCATCAAACTCAACACCAGAAACCAGTCTTGGCGTTTGCAGCTTTGTTGCTGTTAATGCATTACCGTTCAGACTTGCGGACAGTTTGGTTCCAATAACCAGTTCGCCGGTTGCGTTATCAATAGCAAACGGTCTTAATGTATTCCAGCCACCATAAACATCACCTTGATTGGTAAGCAGCAGGTAAGTTTTAGCGCCATCATTACGCCATAATGCACCATACTCCCCACCTATCATTCGAATCTGATTACCACCACGCGCTACAATTTCGTCTGTGGCAAAAAGTTTTTTGCACGACAAGTTATCGTTAACGATTAACGAATGAGACTCATAAAAACCACGCCCACTCTTAAAATCAAGGATAACGTCCGCCGCGATACATTCAGTCGCTGGATTTGTTGCCCCAAACTTATAGGTCGTATCATTAACAACGAGATCAGCACCAGGTGCGGATATTGACAGGCCATCTTCGATAAACGCAAAAACAGGGAAAGCAGCGCCATCAACATAGAACACAGAGCGCAAATCATCGCCCTTATTACTCATCATTATTGAGTGGATGGCTCGTTCATTGTTTTGATATTGCCAGAACATTCCATAAGCATAACGCCCCCTGTCAGTCCAGCCACCAGGCATAACAAATCCGTTAAACTCGCAGTTATTCATCGGATCGCCTGCGGTTCGCGGTGCCGTGGTGATAATGACCCTTGATGCCAGTTCGCTTACTGAGCCAGCAGAACGCATAACAACAACAGGGTAATATTTTCCAGATGTTGCACCTGCAGGAGCGTTAACCCGCACATAACGCATACCACGCTTATCAGCAAAGTCTGTTTTACTGACCGCGTTAATGTTGTTCAGGAAGCGTCCCTTATCGGGTATATCAGCGCCGTTCTGGTCTTTCTGCAGACGTTTCTCTGCATTGTCATAGGCTGATTTTACTGCCTTTGGCGTTGCCGCCAGCGTTTCAGACGTACTGTTGGTCGCACTGCTGAGCTGTACTATCCCCTTTTTCGTCGTGCTCGCATCCTCAAGCGCCACGGCGGATGCAATATCCTCTGCCCGTTTTGCCGCTGTCTCAGCGCGCGTTGCTGCAGATTCCGCCGTACTTTTGCTCTGAGCTGCTGCCGTCGCACTACCAGCAGCCTCTGTCGCCTTCGTGGATGCCGTCGTGGCGCTGCCCTTCGCTGCTGACGCCTGTCTGGTCGCCTCATCTTTTGAAGCAGACGCCGATGAGGCCGATGACGCCGCCGAACTGGCGGACGATGCCGCTGCCGTTTTTGAGGATTCTGCACGGGTTTCCGACGCTTTCGCGTTCGTTTCGGATGTCTTCGCTGCGGAAGCTGACCTCGCTGCTGCACTGGCCTGTTCAGTGGCTTCGCCAGCCTTCGTTGTGGCTGTTGAAGCAGACGAGGCGGCACTTTCTGCCGACTTTCCGGCAGCGGTGGCACTGGCTGAGGCCTGCCCGGCACTTGTTGACGCGGCACTGGCAGACGACGCAGCCGCTGTTTTTGAACCTGCCGCAGCTGAGGCGCTCTGTCCCGCTGCTGTTTCAGAAGACTTAGCGTTCGTCTCGGACGTTTTTGCCGCCTTCGCGGAATTTCCTGCCGCCGTTGCCGAGGAAGCTGCATTACTGGCACTTGATGATGCATTCGTTTCTGATGATTTCGCTGCCTCTTTTGAGGCCGCCGCACCCCGTGCCGAGGTGGCAGCTTCTGACGCCTTTGTGGTCGCGGCGGATGCAGAAGTGGCTGCAGATTTTTGTGACGCTGCCGCATTCGTTTCTGACGTTTTCGCGGCACTGGCACTGGTAGCTGCCGCGCTTTTTGAGGACTCTGCAGCGGCAGCACTTTTTGATGCTTCAGTAGCCTTTGTTGATGCCGTTCCTGCGCTGGAAGACGCTGACTGAGCCGACGTCGCGGCCTGCCCGGCTGATGTGCTGGCTGCACGTGCTGAGCCTGCAGCATCAGTCGCATGGGTTGCCGCCTCACGGGCAGATGTGCTGGCATCACTGGCTGACTTCTTCGCGGCTGCCGTGTTTTGTGCCACCGCGGACGCGTTACGCGCCACCTCTTCCACCATCAGCTCAAAACGGCGCAGTGCCTCCGGACGGGCATCATCCTCCGTCATGGCACCAAGAAAATCATTCAGCGTACCCGGTTGTGAGTCTTCATACACGGTGATGGTCCCGGCATGTGACGGCGGGAA